GCACAAGGTTTTACTGATTTAATTGATAAGGGTACAAGTTTAATTTTTGACCCTGAAAACGAAAAGAAAAAAGCTAAAGAGGTACAAGATGAAGCTAAAAAAAGTTTAGAAAAATTAAAGAATGATAAAGCAGGTTTGCAATTATCTTTAAATAATATTGATGCACAAGCAGCGAAAGACGCACAAGCAAAACAAAAAGAAGCGAATGATAAAGCTATTGAATTAGCAAAACAAAAAGCGGATGCATTAGAACGAATTAGACAAGGCGAAATTGATACAGAAGCGGAACGCAGAGCAGAAGAATTATTACAAGTTCAAAAACAATATACTGATTTAATTGCAGAAGCGGAAAAATATTATGGTGAAAATTCTGCAAAAGTTTTATCTTTAAAAGAAGCACAAAGAACAAAAGAGAATGAGTTACAAGCTAAATTTGATAAAGAAGATGCTGAAAAGAAATTAGCAGCAGATGAAAAGAAAAAAGCTGATGACCAAAAAAAGGTAGATGAAGCAAAAGCTATTACTGATAAACAAATAGAAACAGACCAAGCGGTTGCCGATGCTAAATTAGCAATTCAAAATCAAGCTTTAGATACCGCAGAGCAAGGTATTGGAGTTTTAAAAGGTTTATTTGAAAAAAATAAAGGTTTACAAAAAGCAGCTTTAATAGCTGAAAGTGCAATAGGTATTTCAAAGATTATAATTAATACACAAGCAGCAAACGCAGCAGCACGTTTAAAATATGCGTTATTGCCTGGAGGTGCAGGTTTAGCAGCAGCAGAAATTACACTTAATAAAATTGGTGCAGGTATTGGAATTGCAGCAAATTTAGCAGCAACTGCAAAAGGGTTAAGTTCTTTAGGTGGTGGTAGTGCAGGTGGTGGTGGTTCAGTAGGTGGAGATAGTGGTGGTGGTTCTTCTGCACCTGCACCGAGTTTCAACGTTGTAGGTAATAGCGGAGTGAATCAAATTGCTCAAACTTTAGGAAATCAGCAACCTGTTCAGGCGTATGTAGTTGCAAACAATGTAACAACTGCACAAAGTTTAGACAGAAATATAGTTCAAAACGCAAGTTTAGGTTAAGGTTATAGCCTTAAAATAAAAATAAAAATTAAGGTTATAGACTTAAAACAAAAAAGCCACTCGTTAAGGGTGGCTTTAATAATTAATAACTCAAAAAAATCTAAAATGGAAAGTACAAATATAACAAAAAATATTAATTATTGTTTTTAAATAAATAAAATTATGAATTTAATCGAATTAATTATAGATGACAAAGATGAGTTAAGTGGAGTAGATGCTATTTCAGTAGTAGAAACGCCTGCAATCGAGTCTAATTTCGTAGCGTTAAAGTCAGAAGAAATTAAACTTGCAGAAGTAAGTAATGAAAAACGTATTTTAATGGGTGCGGTTTTAATTCCTGAAAAGCCAATTTACAGACGTAATGGTGAAGATGAGTACTACATATACTTTTCAAAAGATACAGTAAACAAAGCAAGTCAATTATTCTTTAAAAATGGTAATCAGAACAATTGGACTTTAGAACACGGAAAAGAAATAAAAGGCTTGACCGTTGTTGAAAGTTGGATTGTTGAAGATACTGCAAAAGATAAATCAGCAATTTATAATTTAAGTGTTCCGGTAGGTACTTGGATGGCTTCGGTAAAAGTTGAAGACGATAACATATGGAATGACTACGTAAAAACAGGAAAAGTAAAAGGTTTTTCATTAGAGGGTTATTTTGCTGATAAGTTAGAAGAAAAAAAGCAATTAAGTAAACAAGAAACAATTATAGAACAATTAAAACAATTAATAAATGAGCACGAAAACAAAAAGTAGAACAAGTCCAACAGGAGGTAAGCGTGGTTGTCTATGTGATGACAACACTTATAAACAAGAATGTTGCAATGGTGATTTACAAAATCAAGGCATTGGTAAAACAAGCGGAGTTGATAACGTAACCATTACAGAAAACAACGGAACAAGAGTAATAACAAGAGTAAACGGATAAAAATATAACAACATTAAACAAACCTTGTTTTTAAATAAATATTATTAATATGTCAAACGTACTAACAGAAATCAAAAAGCTTTTAGGGATGCAAATCCAATTAGAGCAAATGACTTTAGACAATGGGACTGTTATCGAAGCAGAAATCTTTGAAGCAGGTCAACCCGTGTTTATAGTTAATGGTGAAGATAGAGTTGCCTTGCCAATAGGTGAATATACTCTTGATAACGAAATGATTTTAGTTGTTGAAGTTGAGGGGGAAATTGCTGAAATCAAAGAAGCTACACCTACACAAGAGGAAACTCCTGAAGTAGAAGTAGAAGTTGAACAAGCTGCTGAACCTACTGCACCTAAAAAGGTAATTGAATCAACAGTTAAAGAATCACATTTTTCAAAAGAAATTGAAGATTTAAAAGCTGAAATTGAATCTTTAAAAACAGAATTAGCAAAACAAACGGAAGTTAAAGAAGTAGTTGAATTATCAGCTGAACCTTTAACACACAATCCTGATGCTAAACAAAACGTTGAAAAAATCCTTTTCTCACAAGGTAGAGAAATGACAACTTTCGACAGAGTAATGAGTAAAATCGCAAACTAATTAAATAAAAAAAAATGCCGACTACAACAAGTATCACAACAACCTATGCAGGTGAGTTTTCAAAGAAATACATATCTGCTGCATTATTATCGGCTACTACTATTGAGAATGGTGGTATCGAAGTAATGCCAAACGTAAAGTATAAATCAGTTATCAATAGAATTGCTACAGATGCAATTGTAAAAAATGCTACTTGTGCTTTTGACCCTACTTCAACTGTAACAATTACAGAGAGAGTAATTACTCCTGAAGAATTTCAAGTTAACCTTGAATTATGTAAAAAAGATTTTCGTTCAACTTGGCAATCGATTGAAATGGGAATGTCAGCTTTTGACACTTTACCAAAATCATTTGCTGATTTCTTAATCGGACACGTTGCAGCGAAAGTTGCAGAGAAAAATGAAACTAACATCTGGAGAGGTGCAACTGCAAACGCAGGTGAATTTGACGGATTCGTTCCTTTAGCTACTGCTGATGCAACTGTAATCGATGTAGTAGGTACAACTGTTACTGCTGCAAATGTTATCACAGAATTAGGAAAAGTAGTTGATGCTATCCCTGCTGCACTTTACGGAAAAGAAGATTTATATATCTACGTTTCTCAAAATGTTGCTCGTGCATACGTTCGTGCTTTAGGTGGCTTCGGAGCTTCAGGTTTAGGAGCAAACGGAACTAACTCAATGGGTACACAATGGTTTAACAATGGTTCATTATCTTTTGATGGTGTTAAAATCTTTGTTGCAAATGGTTTAGCTTCTAACTATATGATGGCTGCTCAAAAATCAAACTTATACTTTGGAACAGGTTTATTATCAGACCAAAACGAAGTAAGAGTAATTGACCAAGCAGAAGTAACAGGAGCACAAACAGTAAATGTAATTATGAGATTTACTGCAGCGGTTCAATATGGTATCGGTTCTGAAATCGTACTTTATACTCCAGCGTAATTAATTAAATATTAACTTTAAAAAGGGGAGGTAAAATGCCTTCCCTTTTTTTATAAAACATAAATAATATGGCTTGTGATTTATCATTAGGAAGATTAGAAGTTTGTAAGGATTCAGTAGGTGGTTTAAAAAACGTTTATTTCGTTAATTACGGAGATGCAACGGGATACACTTACGACGCTACAAATACGGATGTTATCGATGCGGTTGCAGGTACTCCAACTGCTTACAAATATGAGTTAAAAGGTGCAAGTACCTTTACTCAAAATATTAATAGTTCACGTGAAAACGGAACTACATTTTACGAACAAGTTTTAGAATTAACTTTTAAAAAGTTGACTGTTAAAGACCATAAAGAATTAAAGTTGATGGCTTATGGTAGACCGCAGGTTATCGTAGAAGATAACAACGGAAATTTCTTTTATGCAGGTTTAAAACACGGATGCGAGGTTACGGGTGGTACAATTGTTACAGGTGGTGCAATGGGTGATTTAAGCGGTTATACATTAACGCTTACAGGACAAGAACAAGCACCTGCTAACTTTATTGGTGACACTTTAACGGCTGCAGGATTTACAGTGGTTTTAGGTTCTTAATTTTTCATAGTTTTGAATTTAAAAAGCGTATCTTAATCGGTACGCTTTTTTTTATTTTAACAGAAATGTTAAATTCTTGTTTTTACCCAAAGAAGTAATATGATTATTTTAAAAGAGCAAGAAACCGCACAAACATTAAACATTATTATCTATGGTAGCGATGCGGATACTATTATATTGCGTGATGAAGAAACTAATATTGAGACTGAAATTGAAGCAGTTTTTTCAATTGATAAATATTTTGTTACTACTTCTGTTATTTTTCCAATTAAAGAAAGTAAATATTATACTTTGACAATTAAGGATGCTGATAATATAGTTTATAGAGATAAGATATTTTGTACTAATCAAAAAATAGAAGATTATACAATAAATCACGAACAATATATCCAACACGTGACAACAAACGAATATAAAATATTTGAATAATTATGTATGTATTAAATTTAAGTGCTTATACAAGTCCACAAATTAACGAAAGTAAAAAAGGCGAATATGTGGAATATGGAGCAGATAATAACTATTTTCAATTTTTAATTGACAGATATTTGTATAGCACCACAAATAACGCTATTATTACGGGTTGTAGTAATATGATTTACGGAAAAGGTGTATCAGCATTAGACGCTAATAAAAAACCTGACGAGTACGCTAAAATGATTTCTATTATAAAGCCAAACGCATTAAAAAAAGTTGCTTTAGAACGTAAACTTTTAGGAATGGCTGCTATGCAGGTTGTTTATGAAAAGGGCGAGGTTAAATTTATAGAGCATTTTCC